GATGGCAATCTCATGCTGCAGCACTGGTCCCAGGACCGATTCAAAACAGCCCTGAGCTTTATGCACGCTGGCAAGCTCTTGTTGAGGAGTCAAAGCAGCTTTACTGCGATATGATTGACACCCGGAAGATTTCTATTATGGATGCCAGAACCATTCTTCCAAAGTGTCTTGAAACCCACTACTATGCAAGATTTAATCTCAAGGACCTGCTTAACTTTATCCGTCAGCGAATGGACAAGCAGATTCAGCCAACAACTGATAATGTTATTGCATATCAGATGTACCTCGCTGTAGCAAATATCTTCCCGGAAGTGACGACTGTTGTTAATATGCACTCAGCTTCCAGGCACTACATTGCTACTGCGCGGACTGGAAAAGCAACAAATCTTTACTGGCCCGATGAGGATTCTGATAAGTTTGAGTGGCATCCGAGTGATTTCATCTATGAGTGCTATCGTGATGAAGTTAACGGCACAGATCCAGAGCTTGGTCGTAGAGAAAACTTTAAGTTCTCTGAGATTGCAGAACACCATGATCGTGCAATTACAGACCTAGTTGAAAGATACAATGCTTGGAAGGCAGAAGCTGGATTTGAGAATCCCTAGCTGGAATCCTCTTCAGCTTCACGAGCTTCTGCTATCTCGATAATGTGCTTGAAGACTTTTGTCCTAAATTTATTCTCAGTCTCTTTTTTAGGATTTTTTAGGATATAGTCTTCCATCGCATGAGGTAGATCTACACCAAGCTTGGAAAGATCAGGCTCTCGGGAAATTAACCTGAGAGCTTCTTCTTTTCCATATAGTGAGAGTAACTCATCTGCTGTTTGATGTGCGTGTGCATCAATCTCAATGTAAGAGTCAATGTAGTCTTGCTGTGTTGAACCCTCACCCGGGACGACATTTTCATCTCTGTATTTTTCTAGTGCGTCTGACAGAGAGATACCTTCTGATTCTGCTCGCTTTTGAATCTGCTTTAGGTGTACAATTTCGTGCCTGATTAGAGCAGCACCTTTTCTTGCAATTCTCTCTGCATTGATATCATCTGTGTCAAGATCATCTCCGTATTGAGCAAGATTGACTACAACAAAGAGGTCATCATTGTCGTTAACAGTCGCGTACCCGCCGGCAATAACTGAGTCTGGGTATTGTGGCTTGTCTTTCGTCAGAAGGTATCCCGGATTGGCATCAAGCTCAGGCGACTGAACTACTATTGTAATATTTTCACCAGAGTTATCTAGTGCAAATTGCAAGTAGTCTTGCAAGGCTTGGGCCGATTCTGTTTGAAAGACATCGTAGAGATTCTCTATTTCTTCGTAATCAGCAGAGTCTTCCGTGTTATCTTCAAGCCAGAAATTAGAATCGATAATTGCTGACTCAATGCTGCCAAATAGTTTCTTATCTAGTGCAGCTTCTAGGATTACCTCTTTGACTAGCAAGCCTAGAATTCTACGTGTGATTTTCATGATACGAGAGCTCCAATTGCACCAATAAGCATAATAACAACAAATGTACCCAGGAGGCCGAGAGATATGATTACCTTTACCAGGTCAGACCACTCAAGGCCTTTTCTCTCTAGGAATTCTTGTATTTTTGCTTTTTGTTTTTTCATACTAATAATTATTGTCTTTTTTCCAATTTAGTTAAAAACCTATTTTGTGGTTAGTATAATCCTTAAAGCTATCTTACAAAGGAGTTAAAGTAATGAAAGCATATCTAGCAAGCTCATGGTTCAACCCTGTTGCCAATCAGGAGGTTGACGACATTATCAGTGCTCTCGAGACAAACAATTTTGAAGTATTCTCACCAAGAGATTTCTTTGTTTGCCCTCCAGACGCAGATCTTGCAACCCAAAAGTCTACATACGAAGGAAATCTTGAGCACCTTCACAAGTGTGACTTTATGGTTTGCAACACGCACGGAAAGGACATGGGTTCTATCTTTGAAGCAGGTTACTTTAAGGCTCTTGAGAAGCCAATTGTTTACTTTTGTGCCGGGCTTCCAGAGGGTGCAGCTTTCAATCTCATGCTGGCACAGAGCGGCGTGAAAGTCTGTACTTCAACAGAAGAGCTTAATGATTACCTGCATCGTTGTGATGCTGAGGGCAAGCTCCTCTTTGAACCTTACTACGGAAACATTGAGTAGGCTTAGGGCCTCACTTGCGTGTAAATTTAAGCAGTTTATTATAAAATAAATTGAGGAATATAAATGTCATCTATTATTGTCCCTAAGAAATTTGTTGGTTTGCACGCACATTGTGGAACAGGTAGTCCCTATGATGGTCTCGGGTATCCGAACCAGCATATTGATTTTGTCCTTTCCAATGATATGAATGCTTGGGCTTTGACCGACCATGGAAATGGAAACGGTCTTGCTCACGCTCATACGTACGCAAAGAAGCTAAAGAAGAAAGGCCAGGAGTACCGTCAAATCTACGGTGTCGAGTTTTACTTTGTACCTTCTCTCTCTGAGTGGCGCGCATCCTATGAAGCTCATCGCGAAGAAGTTCGTGCGGCAAGGTCTGAAAAGAAGGCAAAGGAATCTACCGATATCAACTCTGAGGATGAAGTATCCGGAGGTCTTGTCATTGAGAATGAGGATGAGACTAAGAATGACTTCGAGAAGAATGATTGGAAAAGGCGATATCACCTTGTTGTTCTTGCAAAGAATCAAGTAGGCCTGCAGAACCTTTTTACACTTGTCAAGAAGTCTTACACGGATGGCTTCTACAGGTTTCCTAGAATTGACTACAACCTTCTCAAGATGCACGGTGAGGGACTTGTCGTAAGTACCGCCTGTATCGGCGGCTATCCCGCATCTCTAATTGCAAGAGGTGAGGCAACTGGTAAGTCTGACAGTGATATTCTTCTAGATCTAGAAAACATGTCAGACAGGTTTATTGATGCCGTAGGTCGTGACAACTTTAACCTTGAGATTCAGTTTAACTCTCTTTCAATGCAGCATAAGACAAACAGGCATCTTATTGCTCTGCATGAAAAGACAGGTATTCCCATGGTTGCAACGGCTGATAGTCATTACTATAGTAGGAACATGTGGGAGGCTCGTGAACTGTATCGCAAGCTTGGTCGAATGGGTGCCAGAGGTGATGCTATGCCTAAGCTTCCGGCTTTTGAAGATTTGAAGTGTGAGCTCTATCCAAAGAATGCACAGCAAATGTGGGATGAGTACAAGCTTCATGTTCCTGACTATGATTTCTACAAGGGGAAGGACCAGCTGATTGCAGATGCAATTGAAAGGTCATATGACATTGCATGGGATCAGTGCGAGGATGTTTGGTTTGACGAGGAGGCAAAGCTTCCTCGGTTCGGAACGCCGACAGATTCTGCGTTCAACCAGCTTGCCCGCAGAGTCAAGGATGCTCTGGTGGAAGAAAACCTCCACACAGATCCTGTGTATGTTGAGCGTGCTAAGATGGAGCTGGATGATATCAAGTATCTTGGCTTTGAAAACTACTTCTTGACTATGACAAAGGTCTTTGACCTTGCCTCTCAGAGTACAATTATTGGCCCGGGTCGTGGTTCAGGTGCAGGCTCTCTTGTCAATTACCTGCTGGGTATTACAACCACAGATCCAATTAAGTACGGTCTTCTGTGGGAGAGGTTCTTGCACAGGGCAAAGGCAGGCTGGCCGGATATCGATACTGATGCTGGTGACAGAGATGTGCTGATTGATGCTTCTCGCGAGCTATTTGGGGAAGAGGCTGTTGTTCCAGTTTCAAACTTTAACACGCTGAAGCTCAAGTCGCTTATCAAGGATGTTTCCAAGTTTTATGGAATTGACTTTGGCGAGGTAAATGCCATGACCAACACCCTTGAAAAGGATGTTATGCACAAGGCAATGGGTGACCATGAGGAAAGGTCAACCTACGTTCTCACCCACGAAGATTGCATGAAATATTCTCAGAAGTATGCTGAGTTCATGGAACAGTACCCGAAGGTAAGTGAGCACGTTCAAAACTTGTTTATGGAGTCTCGATCAATCGGTCGCCATGCAGGCGGTGTTCTAATCTGTCCAGATCTTGAAAAATACATGCCAGTTATCAAGGTTCGCGGTGAGCTACAGACTCCCTGGTCAGAAGGTATGAACTTCAGGCATCTTGAGCCGAACGGCTTTCTTAAGTTTGACTTCCTTGGCTTGACAACGCTTAAAATGGTTGAGGACTGCGTTAGGCTTATTCTCAGAAAGGAAGGTAACCCAGCCCCTACTTTTGCTGACATTCAGAAGTTCTTTGATGAAAACATGAACTGTCGCTACAACACACTAGATGACCAGAAAGTGTGGGAACATGTTTATCACGAGGGCCGGTTTGTCCAGGTGTTCCAGTTTACACAGCAGGGTGCACGAAACTTCTGCATGTCTGCCAAACCTAGAACTATTGAGGAGCTGGCAACCATTACTGCAATTTATCGTCCTGGTCCGCTCTCTGCTGGCGTCCACCGAAAGTATGTGAAGGCTAAGAAGTCCGTTGAGGATGGCAACCCTATTGAATATGATCACCCTGTTATTGAGGAGATTCTAAGCGAAACTTACGGCTTCATCTCTTTCCAGGAGCAGTTCATGCTTTTGGCCCAGAAGCTGGCTAACTTTGACAAGGGTGCTTCCGATAAGATGCGTAAAACTCTTGTCAAGAAGTCACTTGACTCAAATGCGGCAAAGGTCCAGGAAAGAGTTGACCTTCATAAGAAGTTTGTCAACGGTGCTGTTGAGATTTCAGGCATGGACCGAGGCAAAGCTGAAAAGCTCTATGAGACCATTGAATTCTTCTCGGGCTATGGCTTTAACAAGTCCCATGCTGTATCTTATGCAATTGACTCTTACTACTCAGCCTGGCTCCACACTTACTACGAGAAGGAGTGGCTAGCAACCTGTTTGCAAACCCAGAACGGTTCAAACAAGTTTGGTAAGGTAATTTCTGAGATTAAGTCACTAGGCTATACTATTCTCCCGCCTGATATCAACGCCTCTTCAGATGTTTGGGTTTACAGCGATGAGCGTGGTGGCTTTGTCCCTCCGCTGACTGCAATCAAGGGTGTTGGTGATGCTGCTGTTGCAGAAATCATGGAAAGGCGACCCTTCTCAAGTCTGGATGAGATGATGTTTACTGAGGATGGCAAGTGGCGCCCTTCTAAGATGAACAAGACCTGCTTTAACTCGCTATGCCTTGTTGAGGCCTTTGGAAGCCTGGATGAATTTAAGAACGGTAAGGTTCTAAACCACAGGCAGCTTCACAGTGTAATTATTGACAACTACGACCTGCTCAAGAAAGGCAGGCACGGAATGACAAAGACTGCCGTTAAGAAACTTCTAAAGGAACAGGAAGAGGTTCCGAACTTTATTGATGTCAAGCTTGCTGAGACTGAGGGTGCACCTGACTGGAATCGTGCAGAAAAGATTGGCAATTGCGTTGAGCTTATGGCCAGCGCTGATGAGACTCTTGTCTTCCCGCCCAGGATTATGGCGAAGATTGAGAAGGCAAACGTTCGGTCTGTAACTTCACTCTCAGGCAAGGAGAAGGATATTGTCTGGTTCTGCATCCAGTCTCTTGAAGAAAGGACCACTAAGAATGGCAAGGTTTTCTATCGCATGAAGGTCATGGATAATAACTCTGAAAGCTGCTGGGTCCGCGTCTGGGGTAAGTTTAAGGAGGTCCCTGACCTATATACCATGTGGCTGGCTGAGGTAGCTTCTACTGAGTCCTGGGGTTGCTCTACATCTTCCTACAAGATGAAGAAGCTAGACGTTTAGCGAGATATATATTATCTGAGTGTGACCTAGCATGAAGATAACAGAATCAAGAATTAGAAGAATTATAAGAGAAGAGCTTTCTAGAATTATCGAATCCAGAGAGCCTTCGATAAACATTAGCCAGACAGACAAGCATGTCAACATAGACGTGACTTCCTACCCAGAAAAATGGGAAGAGGAGCTGGGGTATGTAGATCCAAGGACAGAGACTACGTCTTTAGATATCTCTACAGCAACGGACGCAGATGGAGAGCTAAGAACTGTCCATCTAGGAAAATTACAAGCAATCAAAGCACTACCACTCCCGGACCATGGCGTTCATAAACCTGACCCAGAAGATATATGGACGCAGAAAATAGTCTATTATGTCCCAGTAGGCGGAAACTCCTACTGGCTTCCGGGAGCCTCTGTTGCCAAGGATGATAAAGGCAGAAATATACCTGTAATAGTTTACGGAAGTATCTACGACCCACATCTGGGAGAGATGTACAAGTTCGAGAAGATCGACGCCAATGTTGATTACGAGTTTAGCGCGAGATTTCCAGGTCTAGAGGCATCTCACAACTGGAGCAACCCGCCTGACATCCCCCTAGACGATCACGAACCGCCTGCGGTTGAATATAAAAGCCCGTTTACTGCAGACTGGTGTGACAGGAATCCAGGCAAGTGTCCACCTGATCCTGACTACAGGGTTAGCTGGGATGATACCGATCTTGACGACTTCGAGGGTGAGACGTTTGAGCCGCAGGACAGGCCATCACGATTTACTATGCCGTGGTCTGAAAAGCCAGCAGAGTAGATTTAATACACTTCTAGGTTAAAAAATTTTAATTTTCATGTTATAATAACATGATGCTAACGTTTCCAACTAAAAATCTTTTTGTTGAAGGTCCGGACTGCTCGGGTAAAACAACACTTGTCAGTAACATTCACAAGCTTACGGGTTACAAGTGGCATATTCATGATAGATCTCAGGTCTCTAGGAGAATATTTCAGCAGATGTATGATAGGAACTTACCCTATCTAGGCGATGATTTTCATAGTGAAGTCTTTAATCTAAACAATAGATTTGTTTTTCTGCTGCCTCCATTTCAAATAGTTCGAGAAAGGTTTGAAAAGCGTGGTGACGATATTCATAAAAACGTTTTTGAAATCAAGCGTGTTTATGATGCATTTGAAAAAGAGTTTGGTCTACTCTCAAGGCTTCCAAATGTTCTGCCTTACTTCGGTGTCGCAACTCCAAAAGCTGTCGAAGCTCTTTGTGCAACTCTGGAGCTGACAGAAAGGTCGATGCTAAGAGAGGTATCTGATCAGGTCTTTTCTACTGTGGAGCATTGTGAAGGGGAATGCTTTCCTTTACAGTTTACTCTTTACGATGATGGAGAGTTTGAAGAGGCTAGCAAGGATTCTATGACCTACGAGCCCGAGAAGGAGTATTATGAAAAGATATACAATAGATTTCACGAGAAGATTGACAATGAGCTTCTGGGAAAAAATGAATACAACAGGCTGGAATCACCTTCTTCTCGCAGATTTGTTTACTCCGACGATAGTTGTATATCATTTATTCAATTATCGATAAGAAAGAGGGTTCTTGACTTCCACGTCGTAATAAGATCCTCGGATGTTAAAAATATCTTTCCCCATGATTTAAAATTTCTATATTATTTGGCATCTACCTGCTACGAAAAATTTCAAGGTGAAGCTTATGGTGCAAGGTTAAGATTTAACTTGAACTCTGCCCACATAATTAGTTAAAATCAATTTATATATTTAGTGAGGTACAATGAGAGCTTTAGTTACGGGAGGTTGCGGGTTTATTGGCTCAAACCTAGTAAAAAGATTAGCTAGCGAAGGCTGGACAGTTGATGTTGTTGACAATCTTTCGGGAGGCACCGAAGAAGCAATTTCAGATCTAAAGATTCGAAGAATTCCAATGGCTTCTCTGCTTCCGCAGTTTTATTACAATTTAGATAAATTGGGACAAAAGAGAGATCAAAAAGAAGTTCTTTTTATCCCTAGCGATTTTTCAGATTTGGGTGTTCTAGCAGCAATTAGAGATAAGAGGTATGATATAGTTTTTCACCAGGCAGCTGTTCCAAGAGTTAGTTACTCTGTTGAAAATCCGGCTGAGACTACTTTTGAAAACATTACAAAAACCGTCTCTCTTTTCGAAGCTTGCCACGATAGCGTTAAGAGAGTTGTCTGGGCTTCATCCTCCTCTGTGTACGGAGGGGCTGAATTAATGCCAACTCCTGAATCTGAAAGAGGTAAAGTTTTACCGGCTTCTCCTTATGCCTGGCAAAAGTTTGCTATCGAAGATTATGCAAAGATGGCATACAACCTCTATAACCTGGACATAGTATGCCTAAGATACTTTAATGTTTTCGGTCCAGGGCAACTTGGTGATTCTCCCTATTCAACTGCAGTCTCTGCATGGTGCCATGCAACAAAGAACGCAACCCCGCTCAGGAGTGACGGAGACGGAGAGCAGTCAAGAGATCTGTGCTATGTTGACAATGTTGTAGATGCAAATATTCTTGCTGCAAATTCTAGTCTCACTTTTAAAGGCAAGTGCTATAATGTAGCTTGCGGAGACAGGATTTCAAACAATCAAATTCTTGACTACTTCTTGAAAAACTATGATGTGACGATTAAGCATGCACCGGAGAGACCAGGCGATGTAAAGCACACACAGGCTGATATATCTTTGATCTCAAGCGAGCTTGGCTACAAGCCAAAAGTTAGATTCTGGGATGGTCTGGAAAGAACACTCGAGTGGTGGAAATTAAAATGAAAAATAGAGAGAACGATGAATATAAAACTGCGTGGGTTTCAAAAGGATCTTCAGTTGTTGAGAAACCCTGGGGGTATGAGACAAGATGGTCTGGATTTTCCGGTGTTCACGGAAAGACATTGTTCATAAAAGAAGGGTGCAGGACTAGCTTAAAGTACAATATGCGAAAAACAGAAGTTCTAATGCTGAGATCTGGTGAGGCGGAAGTTACATTTGGAAATGAAAATACACTAGCCAATCCACAGCTGTACAGTTACAAGGTTCAAAAGATGGAAGTGGGCGATTGTCTACTTGTTCAGTCCGGATGTCCGTACAGGATAAGAGCAATAACTAATTGTGAAATCTTTGAAATTGGTGACAACGCTGCTGATACACCTATTAGGATTGATGATGATTACGGGAGAGTGAAGAATGACAAGAATGCCTGAGTTCATAATTTTTACTGGGCCGATGTTTGGTGCGAAAACTAGCAGGCTTCTAGCTGCAATTGATAGATTTTCGTATCAAAATAGAAAAGTCATATGCTTTAAGCCAAGAATCGATCACAGATATTCAAAGTCAAGCATTACAACACACAACGGACATTCTGTTGAGGCAGTAAATGTGAACACTGGTGATGAAATTGTTAATATTGTTAATGACAACAAGAACTTTTTTGATGTCGTTGCTGTAGACGAGGCTTTCATGATAGAAGGGTGCGCAGAAGCACTAATCAATCTCTTTAGAAATGGAAAGACTATTGTCGTTTCATCTCTACAGCTATCAGCAAGCGGGAACGTATTTGAAGAAGTTAGAGACATGATGCCCTGGGCTACTAAGATAGAGGTTTGTCCTGCTGTTTGTACAGTAAGCGGTAGAGATGCGTACTACACGCATAAGAAAGTTAACGATCTTGCAGAAATAACAGTCGGGGGATCAGAGCTCTATGAGCCCAGGTGCTGGGAGTTTCACTCTTATATGAACCAGACGCAGAAATTTTGAGATACAAATGTTAGAACCTACTAGTGTAAATTGCGTTATCTACCACGCTGACTGTACTGATGGATTTGGTGCAGCATACTCAGCGTGGAAGCAGCTTGGAAATAGATCTGAGTATCATGCATGCAAGCACGGAACACAACCACCTGACATCAAAGGGAAAAATGTCGTTATTCTAGATTTTTCTTTCGATAATGCAACTACAAAGAGAATGATTGAAGAAGCCAACTCACTTCTAGTCATAGATCACCACAAATCGGCCATGGTTGAACTTCACGATATTTCAAATACAAAGTTTGATATGCACAAGAGCGGTGCGATGCTAGCGTGGGAATTTTTTCATCCAGGCAAAGACGCACCGAAATTTATTCAATACATTCAAGATAGAGACTTGTGGAAGTGGGAGCTTCCATATTCAAAGGAATTTGCTGCAGCGTTCGATATGGTTCCGTTCGAATTTGAAGAGTTTGAAAAGTTTGAAGATGATTCTGTCTTTGATGATGCAGTCAAGCGAGGCTCTTACATTTTAGCGTACTCAAAGACAGTTGTTAAGAAAGTTTGTGATAAGGCACAGCTTAGAAAAATGGACGGTAAAGATGTAATGGTCGTCAATGCTTCTCACTGGATGTCCGAGATTGGTGCACGCCTTGCTCCTGACTGTGATTTTGCCATGATTTGGTATTGGGATCACGAGTCAAAAGAAACTAAAGTGAGCCTAAGGGCGTTTCATGACACTGTTGACGTTTCTGAAATTGCAAAAAAATATGGCGGAGGCGGACACAAAAAAGCTTCGGGTTTCCAGCTTCCTAAGAACAAGCATGTTGAAGATTTGTTCGACAAGCCTCGCGCAAGGAGAAGTCGAAAGAAGAAAGCTATCGCTAGCCAGCCAGAGAGTGATAAGAAAAATGAGACCGACGTGGGATGAAATATGGATGGACTTTGCACAGTCCATCTCAAAAAGATCTTATGACCCTAGATATCAAGTTGGGGCTGTAATTGTTACAGACGACAATACACAAGTCCTCTCTGTCGGCTACAATGGTAACTATTCAGGCGGTCCTAACGAAGTAGAGTCTGAAATTCCAGGTGAATCTGGCTTGTTACATGCTGAAATTAACGCTCTGCTTAAAATGGATTATAACAACCCGAAAAAGAAAAAACTATATTTGACTCTCTCTCCCTGCAGGATGTGCGCCAAGGCAATAGTAAACTCCGGGATTGGTGAGGTCATGTATGCTGAAAAATACAGAGATTCTTCGGGCTTGGAAATTTTAAATGATGCAGGAATAAACCACAAGTTAATTCCTACCAAGTAGATAATTATTATCGTACCATGCAGAAGTTTTCAGCCAGAGATATCAAGAATCTTATTACGTATCTTAGAGAAAATATATCTGTGTATGCTGGGGACAAAAAAGACCAGAGGGTCCTGATCAAGCCCGGACTTAAAATTACAAATAAGCAGTCTGGCTTAAATTACACAGTCCATTCTGTAATGAGAGATCCAGAGGGCAAAGGTTTGATTATTTCTTGCACTAGAGAGCCCGATGTTACGATCACTATTACTAGCAAAGACTTGAAACATTTTGAGAGAACGTGAAATGACCATATCAAAGAAAGACATAATAAGTGGAATAAGAAGAGATTTAAAAATAGAAAAAAATAAAATTTCTGAATCTATAGTAGCGCAGCCAAAGAAGTTTTCTTTAAGCACCGAGCTCTTGAGCAATGCTAACAAAGAAAACCATATACAGCTTTATGATCAATACGTTGAAGATTTTAACAGAATAAGCGCTGAGCTTGATTCTGCTTCTAAAGATTCGGCTGGGTCAAACCATTCAGACTTTAGATCTCTAAAAAATGATGAAACATATAATTTAAACGCTGCATACCTTCACGAGCTGTACTTTAATAACATAAGTGATCCACATAGCCAGATAAAAATGGATAGCCTTTCCTACATGAGACTGTCCAGAGACTTTGGTACTTTTGATGAATGGCAGCAAGATTTCATAGCATGCTGCATGTCTTCTAGGTGTGGATGGGCAATGACCTATTTTAACACTTATACTCAAAAATATATGAACTGCGTAATTGATTTGCACAGCCTAAATGTTCCTGTTGGATCCTACCCGATTGTTGTAATGGACGTCTGGCAGCATGCTTATTACAGAGATTATTTAAAAGATGTTAAGTCATACGTTTTTGGAATGATGAAGCAGCTTGACTGGAGAGTTATTGAAGAAAGAGTCAAGCGTGCTGATGAGATTTCCAAAATAATAAGGGGTCAATAATGTCAAGTTTAAAAGATATTAAGTTATTTCTAGAGGAGTCCGAGAAAGAGCTTTACGCGGAACCTCAAAATGAGCCTCTCACAAAGGATCTCAAAGTCCAGTACTCTGTAGACAATAGAATCGACTCATTTTTAATTAAGTTTGAATCAGAGTCTCAAGTGCCAGATGAGGATATGATCCTTGAGAGCTTGAAGGATTTAACACTGCGCGCTCTTCTGGAGCAGGGTGCAGCAGACGATGCAGCAGACGATGCAGCAGAAGCTGAAGATGAAGTTGAAGAAGAAGCCGAGGATGAGGCGGGAGAAGATTCACCTGTAGAAACAGAACCTACTGGGTCTGAAAGAATTAGCGTAGATGAGCCTATTGAAGCACCTCAGATTCCTCTTGATGTAGACCAATTCGCTCTTAGGGTTGGAAAGCTCATTAAAAACGCGGATGTTTTACTAGACCTAAAGACGGTAATAGTCAATAGATCTCTAAAATTCCTCTCAGACAACTACGACGAGGCACACGCTAAAAGGTTGCTCGAGTCACTTGACAGTCAGTTTGATATTGATATAGACGACCCTGGTGCCCCAGTTGAAACACCCTTTGCTGCCGGCGCCTACGCTGGCGGTACCGGAGGTTTGGGCGGAGGAGGGTAGAAGCCTTGTCTAAGACTTTAAAATCCTTAGAGAATAGAAAGTCACTTCATTTTAACCTTAGAGCTTCTGCGCACAGCGCTCTCCGAATTCAGTGCTTTAAGAAACAGATTACTATGCAAGACTTTTTCGAAGAAGTTTCAAGACTTGTCGAGTCAGAGTCACAAGTCGTCCTTAGCATTATGGACTCCGCGGCTGACAGGAAGAGATCTAGGCAGATAGAAAAATTAAGTGAAACAGATGCTGAGTCTCTGTATAATATGATTGAGAGAGAAATAGAGACAGACAGTTGAAAATCTTATTTAAAAAAATCGTATCTGGCCTTGGAAGAATCCTTTTAAGAAAAAAGAAAAAAGAGAAAAAGCTGAAAGAAGCTGAGATTAAAGAAGAGATTAAGTCTATACAGGAACAAGTTATAATTCTCTCTAACATAGTCAGAGATCAGTCAGCAATTATAGTCTCTCTTGCAAAGTCACAAACAGACCTCTCTAAAGCTTTTACAAAGATAGAGTCAGAAAGCAGAGATGAAAACTGCTTTCTCATAAAGATACCGATGACGGTTGACGAAACAGTAAACTAGACTCTCTGGTGAATAATTATAGTTATTCGGAGAGTGACATGGGTGATAACGAGATTGACCTTAAAGAAACTGAAGCCCTTATTTCGGGTGAAAAGCTTGGATTGCTTGACAGAGTAGTCGGAAGGCTTATATCTAGAAAGTTCTTTGTATTCTTAACTGCTACGGGATTGATGATTTGGAGCACATTAGATCCTGACACATGGGGAATGATTGCCATGATTTATATCGGTGGTCAAACAGTTATTGATGCAGCAATATCATGGAAGCACGGTAGATAATGTTTAAACTATTGGCACTCAAAGGGTGGATAAAATCTACCTGGAAGTCGATTGTCCTGTTTTGCAAAGATAGGTGGGAGCTTCTTGCAGGCGCGCTAATCGGTGTGCTGGGCGTACTAGCTGTCAGAAATAGAAATCAAGAAAAAGATCTAGAAAATACTATCAAGACATCGAGAGACCTAAGAGATCAAAATATAAAAATTTCTGAAGATGAGGCAAACAGAGTCTCTGAGGCTATTGAAGAGCACGCAGAAAGAGAAGATCAGATTAGAAAAGATCATGAAGAAAAATCGGAAAGGCTAGAAAGAAGAGTCGAAGAGCTGAAAGAAGAAATTCTTGAAGAAGAAAAGACTAGCCCGGGCACAATAGCAAAAGAGATCAACAAGCTTATTGACTAGTTTATCTTGGCAGTCCTGGCTGTAATATTACAGAGAGGATTTAAAAAATGAAGCTTTTAATTTTTCTTATTGCTGCATCTTCTATTGTGCTCTCTCCGGTAGCACATGCTCAAGACCCAGAGGGCGCAGTAACAGTCCAGGAGGGTGATCCCGCTCCCTTTTCTGGAACACTTCTCACAAATGAGGCGGCAGCTACTTTGCTAGCTGAAATACAGGTTTGTTCAGAAAGAGCTTCTCTTGAGTACGAACTAGAACTTGAGCGCCAGAAATCAACTTGTGATTTAGAAAAGACCTTGCTTGAAATTAGGCTTGATAGTCAAAAGCAAATGTATGAAAACATCGTGAGTGCCCAAGATCAGCAGCTTGACTACACTTTAAAAGTAAGAAACCCCAGGCTTTCAAGAGAGGCTTCTTTTGTTATCGGAGTAGCTTCCGGCATCTTGCTCACAACTGCTAGTGCCTATGCTATAAACTTAGCTTCAAACGGAAACTAAAAAATATTAGAATTCGTAATAATTAGTATGTAGGAGTTCCTGCTGATATGAAAGTAATTGTAAATAAAAAGGCGCTAATTGAAGCGATAGTCGAATCTCTGTCTGAAGAAGATGGGCCAGAATTTGAAAGAATAAACCCAGATGAAGACAGTCCAATCCAGGCAGTAGAGATGATGTCTACACAGCTAGCAGAAGCGATGCCTCCGGTTGATGATCCAGATTTTATACCTGCAACAATTGAAGAATTGTCGAGGTCTGCATTTGTAATTGGGGGTGAGGTTCCAGAATCTCAAATAGAGTTTTTCTACAGAAAGCTTCACGAGCTCCTTGATCAAGCAATTGACAGAGAGCACGAAAGAGGCATGCAAGTCGAATCACTGAAAAAGATCATTGACATTATTGTCGAAGGTGGTCATGACGAACTTGGTTATGAATTTGATCCCGATGGTGATTCTGAGGAAGAGCTATCTGCAGAAGAGCTCATTGCGCAATATCAAAAGGATCAAGGTGTACAAGCACCAGCTACACCCAAATCCAAGCCAAGCGACGATGAACCTGAAGAAGAAATATCAGACGAAGACTTGCCCGAAGAGAAAGACAAAGATTACTATGTCAAATCAGCACTTCAAGATTTTATAGCCAAGATAGTTGCTAAGAAGCTTCACATTGTCCCGCTTAAAGATGAAAAGGGTAAAGTTCAAACTGCTCCGATGATAAAGATGGACAACAAGGGTCAGTTCTCTTTGATGGACGAGCCCATGACAGTTTTAGCTTCTGAGAACAGCGCCAGCGACATCATTCAGTCTGCGCTTAACGATCCAGAGACTTCTGACCTTTTTGCCAGCCTTGTTAGAAACGTGAGTAAAAAATCTAGCCCAGACGATCCAGCAGCTGTTAAGGTCTCATACGTACTGGCTGTCAGTGAGCTTTCCAAAGAGCTGGGCAAGGAAGGTGATCCAGTTGACGAAGAAACTGCAGCTATTATGGCGGCAAACAACATGGCTGACACAATATCTAAAAGTGCCGGTGTACCAAAATTTGGGCCCGAGATATCTGAAATGATGGCTGGGATGGCTGAAGATGCAGAATCTTCAGGTGAAGAAACAGTCCAGGCTTCATCAGGATCTGGCCGTGATGTTGTCACGAGAGAGGTTCCGCTAGCAGTAATGGTTTCCGCCCTAAGAACTGTTGCAGAGGAAAGAAAAGAAAAGCCCAAGAGGGGCCGGAAGAAACTTGAGACTGAAGAAGTTCCTTTGACCCCTGAAGAGGCTGCCGGTCTTGAAGATGCAAAAGAACTAGCAGCTATAGAAAAGAACATGAAGAGCCTAACTGCTAATTCAGGAATGTTCGGGTTTAGCGGTGCCGCCGGTCTAAGACAGTGGATGAATAAGTTTCCACTCATGGCCTGGACAATTATGATGGGAGAGGAAAAAGGGTCGAAAGCATTCCAGGGTTACAGCTCGCTGATATCAGGCTATATGCTTACCCTTGTTGATAACTTTACTGAAAAGGTAATACCAGCTGTCAAGAGTGGAATTGAAAGAGACACAGACACTGATGAAGAGGAAAAGGCGGCAATCTTTGCAATCTTAGACGGCCTGCTAGAAGAGTTCGAAGAGATGCAAGAGTCAGCACAGATGAGTGAGGAAGAGGAGATTGATCCCGAGCTTCTTCTTGGAGACTTTGCGCAAGGAAAGATTGCCGGACCGGTTCTAAGAAATGCTATTGATGATCTATTCAAAAAAGAAGACTTGATGAAGCTTTCAAAGCACATTGAAAAAGAGATGATACCATATCTTGAGTCTGAAGGTTTAGGGAAAAAAGCTGCTACGAAGCTAGCGCACATGTTTAACGGAAGAGTTAAGATGGTTAATCCAACAGAGCTCAAGCGGTCGCAAAGCGGCGGAGAAGTCTCTAAGTCAACACAGAACGTTGCAGATCTTGGTATTGGAATAGAAGAGCTAACCAAGGCGCAGAAAAAAGTCTCTGAAGTTCTAGAGGCATGGTTCAGCGAAGATGCTGCTAGAAAGAGAAAACAGATGGCAAAAGAGAAGAATTCAAAGAGCAAATTCTCTAGAGATAAGATTAGGTCTGCTGCTGAAGAAAAGCTCGTTAGTATGCCTGATCCCAAGAAAGAATCAGAGCGAATTAAGTTCCTCGCAGACTTGCTCGATGATGCAATCAATGCAGCTACTAAGGATGCTGAGCTTGAGGCAGACCTCGAGGCTAAGAAGATTCCAAAATCAAAGAGGTAGTAAATGAAAGTTTCCAGCTTGCTTATTGAGAATAGCAACAGAGTTGTAACCGGGTCAAGTACTGTTGATAGTCTCCTGGAGTCTATAGGGGGTGTAGTTGAAAACCCGAGTAGGCTGCCCGTTTCTGTAGATCAGTCTGAGTGGGTGACACTAGCCTCGCCAGAAAGAATTTCTAGAACTTTTTCTTTTTCATCTCCCGGCAAGCTAAGGTATTTTGTTAATGAGCTCTTATCGTACCAGGAGAGAGTCTACCACCACGCAATGATAGCAATCCAGGGTGACGTTGTAACTGTTGAATCATATACACACGATGTTAACGGTGTGACTGGGCAGGATCTAAAACTAGCAAGCTTTGCTGATGAAGTTTACGAAGATACAAGGTTCTTTAGTAGTTAATGGGAAGAGTACTTGTTAGTAGCGAGCTAGAGGATATTATAGATAAAGATAATATTCTAGGTAGCGATTCTCAAGATCTCAACGGGCTGGTACGGGTTACATGCAATGACAGCACATTCTCAGGAACTCTAGAAAAAATAAAGATTTCTCCCAAAGGCACCAGGCTAGAGATATCTTTTTTGCCAACTCAAATAGACGCTGTGTCGTCTCTTTTGCTGAGAGAAGATAGGTCTTTTTTAGTAGGGTCTGGTTTGAAAGTTGAAGCAAGATTATCAAAGCAGCTCTCATACTCTATTGTCCGGGAAAAAGATATATACATTTGGAAGATTATTACAGATAATTCTGAATAATTACCTACAAAGGAGCGCTTAAAATGAAAAAGAAAGACACTCAATTTACTTTTGATAAGTTTGTCAAAGACATTCAAAAGAGAGAAGATTCAGCAAGGAAAAGAGTTGAAGATCACCAGAGTGACCAGGAAGCCCACCCTGCAAGAAAATACAATCAGTTATACAGAGAGCGCTGGCAAAATAGAATTAGAATTCGGAGAAAGTAAAGTGGCAACTCTAAAATTAGGCAGTAAAAAAGATATTAAGAATTTTTTTAAAATCCTGGCCGAAGAAAGCGTCAAGGAAGCAAAGTCAAAAATTTTTGATACCAGCGCTGATGCAGAAAATCTCATGGCTCAGTCTGCTGCCGACAAGCAAGCATTCAAGACTATTGTAGAAGAAGAGAAAGAAGAAGAGATCATCGACGATGAAGATGCACCAGAGGAGTTCGAAGCTCCAGAGTCCACTGAGCCTGCTACCCCGGATCCCGCTAGCAGTGCTAGCATAGAAGACGTTTCTCTTGACGCAATTCAGAAAAAGATTATGATGATGAGGAGTGCTCCCTCTGTCAAAGATTCAAGCGTTGAGCAGAGACTTTCTGACTACTTGAAGTTTCTTTCAAAAGAAGAGAAGGTTGCGCTGCTTGCATACGTTGAAGCTCTATCCGGGCTTATGACCGGAGAGGTTCCTGCTGAATCTGCTCCAGATCCGAGTGATCCCCCGTACAATGTTCAGATGAACCCAACCGGAGGTTCTGAGGGTGCAGCCCCTGAGCAAGACGAAGAAGAAGTTGAAGACGAACCCGTTGAAGCTGAAGCTGAAGTTGAAGAGGAGGAGGTCGAAGTTGAAGATGACGGAAATGTTCCAATTCAGGTCGGCAGTGTTCAAGAATCAGCTTCAATTGAAAAAATTAGAAATAAAGTCATAGAGCTCCTAAAGAGATCATGAAAATAAACCTGTCAGAGTTTGAGAGCTACCTGCTAACAGAAGTCAGCCTCAAGCATGAGGCAGACACACCAGAGTATATTAAAGAGCTCGACGATCTAATTGTATCGATGCGAAATCTTAAAGATTCTCTGGGTCGCGGGCCAGAGCGCTTAAAACATAGAAAAGAGCGGCACAGGTTGCAGGGTGCAATTGAAGCTGTGAGGTTTCTCAAGAGAGCTTCTGAGCGAAAGCTAAAAAGAAAAGAACTCCTGTCAGAAGGCGGTGCAAAGATACCGCCAGGTCAAGGTGCGTCTTTGACGCCCGAGGTGGTAGTTCAGGCATCAGAGCTGTATAAAAGTCTTATAGAGGACTTTAATGAGTATCTGGCGGCAAAAGACCTTAGACCTGTCAAAGCAATAAAGCCTGTGGGTTCAACTGCATATTACAGAGAAGATCTTGAAGAAGATAGCGATGTAATTTATGGAGACATAGACTTCCTTGTAAGTTTGCCTCCTGCTGACGGCGGCGAGGATTTTGGTGCATCTAGAAAGTCTCAAGCTGCAATAAAAAGAAATTACGAGAAAGAATTTTTAAACTTTCTTAAAGCATCTCCCCCGGGCTTTGTTGATGTTCCGCTCACAGGAGAGTCCTCTCCTACAATGGTTATTATAGATCTAGATAATGGTAAAAAAGTCCAGGTTGATCTTATAGCGACTACTGATAGGTATGAAGACTGGATGCAGGTTCGGTGGGTACCCGAGCGCGGCATCAAAGGCTATGTGGGTGGAAATCTTTACAAGGCTTTTGGAGACACGCTGACGCTTACTATTGGAGACCAGGGTGTTATTGCAAGGATTAAAGATGGGAACAGGGTATCTTCTAAGCAGAGAGGAAAGGATGTAAAGTTTATTCAAGTCTCATCCAATCCGAGTACGTTTTTTAAAGATATTGTTGACTACCTTGTGGGAGCAAAAGAGTTTGAGATAACACAGGGCCTTGCGGATAGCCAGGGCATCTCAGCAGATAATATTACGATATCTGGAATTGCCGACGGAATAAGGGCAGTTGCTGAAACACTCGAGGGGAATGGTGCCCTTCCGGAAAAGTTTGGTAGTAGTGTAGAGATGCTCGAAGAAGTTTTAGCAAGGTTCAAGCTAAACCTAGATGCTTCAGTAGAAAAGAAGTCCAAGAATCAAAACATGACAGAAGAAAAGCTTGCAAAGTTGGTAAAGATGAATTCAGAACAGTATAATAATGTCAAGAATTCTTTCAACTTATGAGACTTTTAAATGGACTACTTTATTTCGGATTCCCATTTTGGGCATAGGAATATTATAAAATACTGCAACAGACCCTGGTCATCTGCAGAGGAAATGAACAACGGAATGATACAACGGTGGAACTCTGTCGTGGGAAACGATGACAGAGTTTTTGTTGTTGGCGATATGTTTCTCTGCGATGAAGAAGATGCAAAAGAAATTATGTCACGCCTAAATGGGTATAAGATCTTAATAGCAGGCAACCATGACAGCAGAGAATCTAAGATGCTCAGGATAGGCTTTAATGAGTATCATAGAGAGCTGCCATACTGTCTTGGTGACATGGGGACAGCGCTTATGAAACATTACCCACACCCTGACAAAGTAACAACAGAGAGCGGATATGACTATCTTATTCACGGTCATCTTCACGTGCCTCCGCACAGAGACGGCCTAAAAATTAATGTCGCTGCTGACCTAATTGACTTCACCCCTGTCAGTAGAAACTATGTTCTTGACTCTCTTGGCGGATCTACTTCCAATTCAGGCAATGAGATAATTAACCTAGAATCTAACGATGAGAAAATAAAACTATCAATAGAAATAAGACCTGAAGATTTTTCTGGAACTATTGACCATATTTATAAACTACTAAGAAAGCAATGGAGAAGTAAATAAAATGAAGCTCGGACTCTACGGCGGCGGTTTTAAACCTTTTCATACGGGACATTTTGCAAAGCTACTTCTTGCTCTTGACGAAGCGGACAAGGTAATCTCGTTCTTCGGAATCAAAAAGCAGAAGTTTAGCAAGAAGACAGGCAAGCCTCTTAAGACAGCCTTTAGAAGCTTTGGGAACAAGCCCGATGCCAGACTTTTCAATCAAGAAATGCAAGAGGAGGTGGTTTCAATATACGAAGACGCACTTGAAAATGCATTTCCAGGAAACCTTGATATAGTTCCAAGCGCAGACGAGACACCCATAAGAAAGATCTTTAATGTTCTCAGCAATTTTGCATACCAAAATATGACTCCGGAAGAAAGAGACACAGTCCAAGAGGAAGTTCCGCAGGTTTACGCAGGTCAAAACCTTCAAGACTTTGACATGAACCAGGTTGATGAGATTGTAGTTGTTGCCGGTCAAGAAGAGCTTGACAGGACATACCTTTCCGGGGTTGACAGGCAGGCAGAAAAATCAGAGATTGGCAGAAAAATAAAAGATCTCATTGATTCTGGCAAGATACGTTTTGAGACCGGAGCTGGTGACCAGCAACGACTTGTGGACTTGCTTAAAAGATACAGGGAGGATGCCGGAGAAGACCATGTCCTTGTTCGCGGGACTGATGTTAGAAACTTTGCAGGTGAAGGAAACGTGGATTCCCTGCTCAATTACATTCCAAGTGTTGTTCCCGAAGAGCAAAAGGCACAATTAGTTAAGATTCTAGTAGGAGATAAATCTCAAAACGAAGGATTTTTTATGCCAATTATTACAGACACTACAGTCCTAAGAGCCGCAGCCAGATTTACCTCATCTAAAGTATCAGAAAGAAGAATTGCGGAGCAAAAGAAAAAAGGCGAGGGTCACATCTTAGGATTGACTGAAGACATGTCACTTACCTTTGATGCTCTTAAGAGCCTTATAGCTGACGTCCTTTCAGGCAGGGTTGAGCACATAGAGGAAAAGATGGATGGTCAGAATCTCACCTTTACCGTGCTAGACAACGGTGAAATAAGGTTGTTTGGTAAGGGAGTTACCTCTAGTGCTCTAGACAAGGGCGGAAAGGGAAAAGCTGACCTTGAAGATGCTTACGGTAAAAACGAAAATCTGCTGGACGCTTTCTCTTCTGCTTATGATGTTGTTGAGAAGTACCTTGCCAAGAAAGATGCTGAGCTTATAAGGTCTCTGTTTCAGGATGGGAGAGTTGTAATTGAGGGCCAGATCATGACGCCGATCAACCCTAATACGATACCTTACACAGAAAACCACGTAAGGTTTGTCAGACCTTTCACACCGGACGCTTTAGACATTGACATGGATGCCTATAGAGACGTCTTTGGAGACGCTGACGTAGAAATTCAGGATCAGAAAGGTCGTCCATGGTCGTTTGGTCCTGTTCCAAAGCTTGAGCAGGTTGAAATCGACGCCAGCGAAATTCAGTCTAAGATTGAAGAGCTTGAAAGAGATATTGACGATCTAATCGGGGGAATAAGCCCGACCCCGAAGACTATCGGAGACTATGCATCACATGCTATGGAAAGGTATATAGATGAAGTTGCACCTCAAATAAAGCTTGGAAGTCTCTCTGCAGACCAGAAAAAGCGGGCGCTTGAAAGACTTGCAACTGGAAACAAATCAGCAATAGGAAAAAAAGAGCTGGCAGAGTTTTGGCCAGAAGTTCAAAAGTTTGAAAAGCTTAGGACAGCTCACGTCGCTGCTGCCATCGCCGATCTAGAAAAGATAGTTCAAAAACTTGGCACATACTTTTTTGACACGCTAGAGTTTGCCCTGGCTACTAATGATAGTGTAGTAGCCGATCTTGCTGCTGAGGTTGAAAAGATAAAGCAGGCCCGGGCTGCTGACTCAATTACTATTAAGAACGTTGAAAGCGGAGATGTATCTGACTTAGTTGACACATCTTGGGCTACAAAGCTTGATTCGTCTCTCTCTAGGGTCGAGCAGATGGATCTCTTTAAGAAAGCTGTCGAGGGCGTTGTTTTGAGAATGCCAGATGCAGAAGGAAATCAGATAGTTAGAAAGCTGACCGGTATGTTTACACCGATTCACAGACTTGTCTCTCTGTTTAGATATCCTGATAGGTACAGCAAGCAAGTCCTGTCAATTGAAGAGCCAGATGAGGAGTTGACAACTTCAGAAAAAGAAGCAATAAATGAACTTCTAAGGAATTTTACACAGAGAATCTCTGAGTCAAAGGGTGGGTTTAAAAACACCCAGGGTCAGTCTTTGACCGTCGATATTGAGCTTGATAATGTTGAACCTACCCTGGAAGACTTCTTTAATAATCACCTTGCACCTGCAGGCGTAGAGCTGTACAAACCAATCGGAAGCACAGGAAAGAAGACAAAATCTGGCGACCTTGATATCGTTATTCAATCTCCAGGTGAAAAATCTGAAAAGAAGATCTTTAAAGATAGTCTTCTAGGGTCGCTTAATCAATCACTAGAGGATGGTCAGGCAAAACTTCTCGGTCAGAACATTGCTGTTATGTATCCAATCCAGGGTAGTCAGGCCGGGGAGTATGTTCAAATTGATATAATGATGGACGACTCTCCGAAAGATACTGCGTGGCTAATGTCGGGAACAGGAGACGAGGGTATTAAAGGTGTATACAGAAATCTAATGCTTTCATACATAGCTAATCGGAGGAGCAGAGAGGGAGACCCTTCAGAAAAGATGGCACTGTCATTTCCCGGAGGCTTGCAGATAAAAATTATGCCTGGTGGTCTTGACCCGGAAGATCCCAAGAACAAAAGAAAGTGGCAGAACGTAGGGAAAAGAATAAGAGACCCTGAAGCGATAATGCAGAAGCTTGATATCTCCGGGATGCCAGAAGACATTGAGACTTTTCAAGAGCTTGTTGATATTATGAAAGCAGACGACACCCTTTCAGATTATCTTGCAGGATTCGAAGATTATATTCAGAGATATCTGAGTGACGAGAAGTCTGCTGCTCAAGCGAGAAAGGCAGTTGACTATGTAAATTCAATAATCACTGAATCTAGAGATCTTGAAAGCCTGTATGATATTATAGAGCTTCTCCTGGAGTCAGAAGGGAATCAGTCAAGCATACCCTTTGCAAAAGTAATGTGGAGTGAATCTCTTAAGATGTTCCCCGGAGTTTGGGAAAATAGAACTTCAGCCTCAGCTTCAGGTGGCAAGGATGAGGAAGGTGCAGAAAAAGCTGTCGCAATCAATGAGAACTTAATACACCTTGCCAATGCCGGGTACTCTCTTGAAGATGTTGGTGATGGTGTAGTAGTTCGCGGGAAAGGAGACTCTATTAAGCTTGACAAGAAAGAGGCGGTCGAATACATGCTTGGGCTTGGCTCAAATCAATCTTTGCCGAGAGTCAAGATAAAGCATGTTCCCGGACTAGAGAAGTACGACCTTCTTATGATTGAAGGTTCTCGACCCATGGAAGTTAAGAAGATGGCTGGAAAAACAGTGTTTTCAAAACTTGGTTCATCTACAGGTAGAAACTTTGAGATGGGGGTTAAGATCCTCAAGCCTATGAGATCTGCTGCATCAATAGCTGCAAATTTACTTGCAGACAAAGGGCTTGTAGAAGAGTCAACCGGCAAGGCACTTGTTAGAGAGGTTGAAGAGTTTACTGATGTAAAAGAGATAGCTGAGGCTGTTGAGGCAATAGATTATCTCTTCTTCAAATCTAGATTTGGAACTAGCCCTAAAGAGTTAAGAGGTGTGGCACTCAAGATTGATAGCGGCCAGTTCCCGTCAGGCCTAGTAAAGAAAATTGTGGCAGGAGAGATATTAGATACTCCTGTAGGAAACTGCCTTGAGCTAGCTGAAAGAGCACTAAGCAACACTCTTGGAGAATATTCTCCAACTAGCAAGAAATCAGATGCTGTAGACCTTGATACAGACACTGTAGATGTTGAGGCAAAAGTTGGTGATGAAACTTTTGACGGCAAGGTATCTCTGGACTATTTCTACAGCGAGCTTATCTTTAAGCTCTACGACTCAGAGCTTGATGAGATACAAATACCCGAAGAGAAGATGAAATACTACTCTGACTCTTTAGAGCTAATAGCATCAATCTATCAACCTCTAAAGAGAATATCGGAAATGGCAACAGAAGATGTATTTGATGAGTTTATAGAGAGTCTTATCTATTCCGGGCTATACGGTGTTCGAGATGACTCTTATTTTGTTACCCCTTGTGACCCGTCAAGCGTTAGAGTCTATAGCACCACACAAGGCTTTAGAGCCCTTCTACAGCTAAAGAGTGAGCCTTCTGAAGTTATTGAGCTTTCATCTCCTAAGCAGGCACCTGATGAAGACGGCGAAGTTGAAGAAGTTGACCTGACACCCACACAGCCTGAAGAATCTTCTTCTGAAAACCCAGGTGATCAAGATTCAAACCAGGACACAGAGGACAATGAGCAAGAGAACACATGAGATACCTGAAAGGGTAATGCTTCAGATTGAAGAGGTTGCCTCTTATGCCTCTGATTGTGATGATTGGGTGACCATAAAAAAAGAAATTATGAAAGGGTGCCCTTCCGGTCTTCGAAGCATGTTTTCTCGAAGAGATCCTATTACAAAGGAGCAAGTTCCAAATGATTTTGACAGATCTGTAATTAGCAGGTTTGAAGAGCTCACGGGTCAAAATCTTGTTATTAGAACCTTAGACGAAAGACGAGAACTAAAGGGTTAACATTTTTTCCTTCTTGTGCTATATTTTTTGAAGGAGGCGTTATAAATGAATAACCAAAATTGGGTGCCGGAAATTTGCTACGAAGAGGGCCAGGATGGGCTAAGTTCACACATACCTTTTATACAGGTCCCTGAAGGTGTAGATATGCCTAACATGCTTTTTATTTTTGAATCTAGGGAGACTGGTGAATTCGAGCCAGGCATGGAGGGCGAAGAAGTTCCAGTTGTCCAGCTTGACCTTCACCAGTACGCAGACATGAGCGTTTTAAAGGAAGGTCTAGACCTAGAGACCTATGACAAGGTTAGGGAATGTCTGGGCCTTGAACCTATGATGTCAGCTGTTGAGAAAGGTAGAAAGATTACAGAGAATGTTAGGTTGACATTTACTGAGTAAAAATTAAAGTTAGGTAATAATTAATCCTAGCGGAGGAACATCTACAATGGAATTAAACGCTGACAGATTAGCAAAGCTTGCAGGCCTTTCAGTTGCAAAGAGAACTAGCTTAAACGAAGCTAGCAACAGAAGTCAACACGAAGAACCCGGACACGATCCGGAGTTTAGACACGGCAAGGGACAGCTTGCTGAAGGTGATGGCGAGAAAGAAGTCGAAGAGACGCATTGCAATGAAGAAGAAGAACAAGAAGAAGCAATGATGTACGAAGATGAAGATGCTAGCGAAGGATACGGCCACATGATGGACGAGAAGCTTGACGATGATCTTGATCTCGTAGAGATTGACGAAGCAATGCTCGCAGAAGAGATTGCTAGAATGCGTCAGGAAAGGCTTCAGGAGAATGAGCTACGCTCCATCATTAGAAACGAAGTTGCATCTGTTGTAAACCAGATGAAGAAGTCCAAGGCAGAAAATTCACAGAGTAAATCTGCAGAAGCGACAGGGGTTGCAAAGGGATTTACCGGACCAAAGGGATTCCCTGGTCCTGGCTTCATGTAATTTAAGATTTATATCTTCGCTAACTTAAAAAACCGCCCTTTTTAGGAGCGGTTTTTTTTATTATTCTGTGCTGTTGTGTATAATTTTACTGCACGGAGAACAGCATGAAACTTAATGTTGGACAAGTCATATATTTATTGACAAATAAATCTTCAAAGGTTTACCCAGCTCTTGTTTGCGAAGAGATTAAAAAGAAATCTCTTGACGGAGAAACTACAAACTATGTCGTAAGACTTCCTACTGATGATGCCAGAGAGGTTGAAGTAGACAAGCTTGACGCTGAAATCTTTGAAACTATCAAAGACGCAAAAGAGACTATGCTTAGTAGAATCTCTTCTGAAATTGATTCAATGCTTGAGCAGGCAGTAAATATGTCCAGCGTTTTTTCTAAGTTTGTAATTGATCAGCCCGTAACTATCGAAGATCAGGCTGAAGAAGAGAATACAGAATCTGCTGTTGAAGAAGACTTTGCCCTTGTAGATCTCGGAGACGGGAAGGTAGGAAGGGTTAATATCGGTCATGTAAATGATGTAATAGGAGAAGGAAAATGAGTATTGAAGATATGCCAGTTTCAGAAACCACAATTCGTGAATGGCGAAGTTCTGGTCTAATTACAGCTGAGGAGATTGCTTATAAATCTGGAGATCTCTTTGTAGCTGAAAATGTTATAACTAAAAATAGAAGAATCATCACCCCTAGCATCAAAGAGTCGCTAGGAAATAAAAGAGTTCTAAGAGGATAATTTTTAATGAACAAGAGCGGTGAATCAAAAAACATAATGTTTGGAAGAGAGACTCAAGACTACCTTGTGTCTGGAGTCAATACGCTTGCCGATGCTGTTGCTGTGACAATGGGTCCAATGGGAATGAATGTTATCATTGAGTCTGAAAGAGGCCACCCGGTTGTTACAAAAGATGGAGTAACAGTTGCAAAGTCTGTTAGAGTAAAAGACCCTGCTGAAAATTTAGGAATTGATGTTGTTAGAGAGGCAGCATCTAGGACTGCTGACACTGCTGGCGATGGAACAACAACAGCGACTGTTCTCGCTCGTTCCATATTTTCTGAAGGTTTGAAGATGATAGCAGCAGGCTATGCCCCTAGAGATATTATTTCCGGATTAAAAGAGTCATCAAAGGATGTAATTAGCTTTATATCAGAGACTTCAAGGCCCGTTAAAGATAGGGGCGAGATAATGAGTGTTGCTACAATTTCTGCAAACGGAGAGTCCGAGATAGGAGAGTTGATAACTTCAGCCATGGACACACTAGGCCCAGACGGTGTTATCACTGTTGAAGAAGCCAAGGGTTTCAAGAGTGAACTAGTTGTTGTGGAAGGAATGCAAATTAACAGGGGTTACCTGTCACCTTATTTTGTTAATAACACAGAAAAGATGACGGCGGAGTTTGAAAATCCAAGAATTCTAATTTGCAATCAAAAGCTAACAAGTATTCACAAGATAGCACACCTTCTCGAGGCATCCCTGGGATCTTCTACGCCTATTTTAATTATTGCCCCTGATATAGAGGGTGAAGCTATGCAAGGCCTGGTAGTAAATACTACCAGAGGCACTCTAAAGGCTTGCGCTATTAAGTCGCCCGGTTTTGGAAATGCTCGAGTCGGAATGATTGAAGATTTGTGTCTTATGCTTGAGACAAGATCAGTAGACACAATAGATGACTCTATTGAAGAGATAACTCTCGAAGAGCTTGGAACTTGTAGCAGGGTTGTAGTCTCTAGAGCCGGGACTACTTTTGTAGACTGTCCAGCTTCAAAAGAATCAATTGATTCAAGGTCTCAAGAAATAAAAAGTGCCTTAGAGGGCCCAATGATTTCTGACGACGAAAGAGCAGTATTAAGAGTAAGGCTTTCTCGACTTGCGGGCGGAGTGGGAATAATCAGAGTAGGAGGCGCAACTGAAGGTGAGCTTATTGAAAGAAGGGATAGAGTTGACGATGCACTAAGTGCTACTCAGGCTGCAGTAGATGAGGGAATAGTACCCGGCGGTGGCACGTGTCTCCTTAGGGCATCAACTTCTTTACAGTTAAAGAACTATAATGAGAGAGTTCAGCCCGGAGTCAAAATTATGAAGTCTGCTTGCACAGCTCCGATTAGGCAGATATTGGAAAATGCAGGAGAGGCGTCTGAGCTAATTATATCAAAAGTTCTTGACAGCAAGGGGTCTTCTTACGGTTTTAACGCCCTAACAGGAGAGTATACAGACATGATAAAGTCTGGAGTCATTGATCCGTCAAAGGTAACACGCTGCGCAGTTGAAAACGCTGTCTCTGCCGCATGTACTCTTCTATCTGCAGGCTGTACAATGACTCTAGAGCAAAATGATCAGTAAAAGCTAAATCAAGGCATATTTATCTATATCCGGTGATAGCAGCTATGAAAGACGAAAAGAAGACACTCTCAGAGATTATTAAAGATATTATTTTACTTGAGTACGAAGAGACGCGACTTGACAAGTCACTAACAAATATAAACTGTGTGCTCAAGCTTTCAAAAGAAGCGCACGTTCCCGATACACTCACTAGAATTAGAGTTCTTCCCACAGTTTCAGTTGTAGGTCAAAAGTCACCGGTTAACAGAACAGAAACAGGCGCTACTGTTGAAGTTTACGTTAAATTTCTTCCTAATTCTTCTGACACCTACAAAAATATTGTCAGCATATCTAAGCTGATAAAGAGTCTTCCGGGCGTGGAAATTGTAAAAGTCTTGACTCTCGGTGGAAGAAGTGTTGCTTATAAGGGCAAGCCGATTATTGTTTAATTTTGCGTGTAAATTACTTTTCGGCTATGGTATACTTTATAAGACATTGGAGGAATTAAAGTGAAAAATGTCAAATTGATTAGTGAGTCCGATCTACCCTATGTTTCTGAGAGAGAGATCAGCAGAAGCATTTCCGGTCTTAGGGACAGTCTTTTTAACTTGAATCCAAACTGGAGAACTTCTAAGAACGAAAGGCTTAGAACTCAGTGTCTTCACATTGAGACTGAAATCTGCTATTTGCAGAGAGAGCTTATGTGGAGAAAAAAGCGTGAGGCATGTCATAAGACATACCTTCAGGCTCGAAGCGCAATGCGATAGCAAATGCGTGCAAAATTAAAAATTAAAAATTAAAATATAAAATATACAATATAAAGGAGAACATTATGGGTAATTTGCTTGACTCGTATATGAAAGATGTTGGAAAATCTAAGCTTCTAACTAGAGAGGAAGAAGTTGAACTCTGTAAGAGGATTGAGCTTGGAGACTCTCTAGCAAGGCAGCGAATGATTGAGTCCAACCTTAGGCTTGCAATTAGCATTGCTAAGAGGTATTACAAGAGCGGATGTCCAATGGAGGACTTGATTCAAGAGTCGAACATTGGTTTGATGAAAGCAGTAGAAAGATTTGACTGGAGAAAGGGCTTTAAGTTTTCGACTTACGCTTCCTGGTGGATCAAGCAGTCTGTTAGCAGGTATGTTTCTTCTCACAAGAATACTGTCCGCGTTCCTTCTCACGCAGTATCACTTGCCTACAAGGTGACAAAGATGATGGCTGAGTATGAGGAAGAATTTGGCACCATGCCTACGAACGAAGAGATTAGTACTATTCTCGGTGTTTCTGAAACTATGGTCAAGGCCAGTCTTGATTCTATCAAGCTTAACAAGATTATTTCTATTGATACGCCTATTGGTGATTCCGACTCTAACAGAACGCTAGGGGATATGATCGAAGATGAGGGCGCAAATCAAATTGAAAAGATTCTTGATAATGAAAAGATTAGAATGAAAATTATCGAATCTCTTTCAAAGCTCTCTGCAAGAGAAGAGCAGGTTCTAAGGCTTCGCTTTGGAATCTCTGAAGTTCTAGATGATTCCGAATATGAGCTAAGCAACCAAGGAGAAAAGTAAAAAATGCCAATGCCCAAAGGACACAAGAAAGAAAATGGATACTCAACAGTACAGAATCACGGAGGAATGGGGTACAGAGAAATTGCAGAAGAAATGACAAAGTCTGGTGATAAGATGAATCATTCAACTGCTAGAAATGTATTTCTAAAAGCTGTAAAGAAAGTTGCTAGAGATACTTGCATTACAGCTGGTGTCTCCTTCTCTGAAAAAGATCTTGAGAAGATTGCATCCGACCCTAGATTCCAGGCAGGCCTGGTTGAAATTATTAGCGATGAATCCTATAAAGTTTCTATTTGAAAAGATACAGTTTTTAGGATTTGAAACGGAAATTCTAGAGGCATGTGACTGGGATGAAGACAGGGCCGAGTTTGTCAAGCAAGAGTTCCAGAAGTGCCTAACATCTGTCAATACAAAGGTTGAGTTTAGTCAGAATAGTCTTAGAGAGACTCTCTTGTCCTCGCTTGAAGAAAAAGAAGTCGAAGCGTGCATATGTATACTTGAAAGATGCATGACTGATTTTTCGTTAAGCGAGGGAGAGAAATATGAAAATTAGAGCAAATCTAAATTTTTTCTTATCTAAGAGGGGTGTGAGCCTAAAGGGCCTCTGTGAAAAAAACGGGCTTAAGACTAAGGAGCAGCTTCTTGGATATCTAGATGATGCTAGTGTTGAAAGACCCGATGAGTCAACAGTGGCAGATCTCTTTGCTAAAAAGAAGCGTGTTGCTAAAAAAGTAGTAGCTAGGCAAGCTGAGAAGCCCGAAGAGGTTGCACCAGCTAGTTCATCAGGCCAGGCTGCTGCACCAAGCACAAGCTCTTTGGAAAGCAAAGAAGCTACCAGCGGTAGAAGGCGCAGGAGAAGGAGAACTAAGAGAGACCAGGTCTCAAGTGCTTCGAAAGAATGAATCTCAAGATTATCAATAATGATGCCTTTCTTGATGAAGACTCACATACAGTATCAATACAGTTTGATAGAGTTACATTCACAATGCTCGTTGAAGAGTTCTTAGAGTTCTATACATCAGTCTCAGAGATAAAAGATTTTTTTGATAATTCACCTGATTACGTTTTCGCCCAGGAGAAGGACATCGATTCCGGCTCTGTAAGAGGTATCATAATGCCAAAGCCCGATGAGGACGATTACACATAGTGTCTGTTTCGATTACATTTAGCCAGAGTGGCTACACCATCAGCTCCAATGCACCCAGCCCGGAACTAGTCACCAGCCTGGGAGACACCCTGGTCTTAAACCCGAAAATCTTGGACGGCATGGGTGCAAGAGCTGTTCAGAAAGGTAGTCGTGTGAAAATGTATGCCCATACTATATTTTTCTCCTGGCAAGGACCAGACCTCAAACAAAGAGAAAAATGTTTCTCAGGGGATGAAAGTTACTTTTTACAGTCTGCTATTGAAGACTTAGAATCTTTACAAAAAGGAGATTAGTTTTGGAATTTGATCACGTTGCAGTAAGATGTTCTGACATTCAGAGATCAGTTGCCTGGTATATTAAAAACCTAGATTGCGAAGTCGTGTATCAAGACACAACCTGGGCTATGCTTAAGATTGGTGAGTCTAAGATTGCTCTAGTTTCAAAAGATCAGCATCCGGCACACATTGCCGTTCGTGTAGAGAATTCACTTAAGTTCCCATGCCCACCAGACAAAGTCAAGGTTCACAGAGACAGCTCGTCATATTATTACGGAGCCGACCCAGATGGCAATATTATTGAGTGGGTAGCATATACTAATGAAGAAGAATAGTTATAATAACTAGAGGAAAATAGATATGTCAAGTAGTTGGGATATGAAGCAGGGCCCAAATTTTGCACCTGCATATCAAGTTTCGGGAACACCCTTTGTCACAGGCAGCGCTAGTGCCACTGAGCTGGATGCGACTCCAGTTAGGATTGTTTTTCCGTATGTTACAAGATGGATTCAGATAAGAAATTGGAGTGGAGCAACAGGAAAACTTAGAGTTGGCTTCACAAAGAATGGTGTTAACGGTACAGAGAAAAACAATTATTATCTTTTAGAATCTTCAGCGGGCACGACTGCTCACAGTCTTGCTGATACAGACAGGTGGGAAATTAGATGTACAGAAATCTACCTCAGGGCTGATAACGGGTCCGCTCCCACAGGCTTTAATCTGATTGCAGGTCTTACCGGTATTGAATCGTTTCCAGTCCTTACGGGTAGTAATGGCTTTAAGGGAGTCGGTTAATGTCAAGTAGCTGGAATATGAAACAAGGGCCGAATTTTGTCCCAGCCTATCAAGTCTCAGGAACACCATATGTCCTGACAGAGACAAGCGTTGGAACTTCTACAGTTGTTAAAGTGACGTTTCCCTACTTGACGAGATGGGTGAAGATTAGAAACATAGGGGGTTTTGTCCTGAGGGTTGGCTTTACCGAAGAGGGCGTCAAAGGGACAGAGACTAGAAACTTTTTTCAGCTAAACCCTTCAACAGCCGCTAGTGGATACTCTCAGTCAAAGACAGATCGCTGGGAGATAAGGTGCAAAGAACTTTATTTTTTAGGCCAGGGAGGCACGACCGGGTTTAGTCTTGCTGCCGGCCTTACAGGTATTGAGTCATTTCCAGTCCTGACTGGAAGCAACGGTTTCAAAGGAGTTGGTTAATGGCCACTAAGGAAACAATCAAAGAGCTTGTTGAAAGGCTCACAACAATTGAAAATGAAATAAAAATTCTACAGACAGACAAGAAGGAACTTCTTGCCGACTACAGCGATAGAGTTGACGTGAAAGCTTTTAGAGCTGCATGGTCTGTCATGAAAGCAAAGAAGAGAGTTGATGAGTCTGAGTTTGACCAAATTCTTGACGAACTAGAAAGAAGTGTCTCAATCAACTAGCACTTTTAACGAGGGTGATGCAGTCCTCGTTTCAGATGCCGCTTTAATCTATTCGGGCTTATCGCCAGAAGGGACCAGCGATACAAGGGTCGGTCTTGTGATTAGAGTTAGAAATGCTCGTAGCACGATGGACCTGGACAATGATGACAATCTGGTAGAAACTCTCTTGCCAGATGGTACAATTGAATGGATTTGGGAACAAGATCTTATTAAATTAAGCTCTTAGAAATCATTGTTTCTCAACTTTGCATATGTAATATTATAGACCTTTTTTGGAGGCATATGTGAAGATCTTAAAAAGTCGTTCTTTTTGGTTAGTCTTATCAACTGTAAATGTAATGTCAGGGTTGATTTGTGCATATAGTGGCTCTCTAGAAGGGGCTTTAGTTTGTACTCTTTCCCTTGCAGCGTGTATGATATCATATCATCTTTCAGAATTTGACTAGGGGAAAGGTTGGAAAAGATTGAGAGTAAAAATTGGCACACAGCCAGTGGAATTCCAATAGATTTTAAAGATATTCTTGTTGAAATTGAAGGTTACGTCCGCGGCGGTGGAAAGATATTTGTAGGAACTGACAGTCAGATAAAAGGCGATGTTGTTGTTTTTGCATCTACGATATGTCTTCACGGAAACCTGTCTGATAAAAAATATGCCACGTACTTTTTTAACAAGACTCGACTGGACAGGTCTATAAATCAAGAGCTTCAGAAAAGAATAATGCAAGAAGTTCAACTTTCTATTGACCTTACAATGCTCTTAATTGAAAAGTACCCCAATGCCGATGTTGAAATTCACGTTGATGTTGGGACGACAAGCAAGTCAAAAACAAGAAAGTATGTTGACATGATTAACGGGTGGCTTACGGGAATGGGAATAGGGTGCAAAATGAAACCAGACTCCTGGGCTTCTTCTGCTGTTGCTGATCACCATACTAAATAAGCCTATCTGACAGTTTCCAGAATACACTCTGTTGCACACATAGCGTCACAATGATTTGCCCTAGGTTTGGCGCTTTGAGTTCAACATGAGCTGACGTAGACACTTTAAAATGCATGTAATTTTTAGCTTGGCTTGTTAAAATATAACTGTAGCAGTTATTGGCGGTTATATGATTCTTAAAAATTTTGTTCTAGTCGGAATTATTCTATCTCATGATGATGTCCGATCTACTGTTGAGTTTAATCTCAACCCTGCGGTTAGCGGAGGTCCTTCCGTTGCCGTGTTGCAGAATTCTGTAATTCCATGTGATATCAAGGTTGGCAAAAAGATTTATGTTGTCAAGAGCGCAAGCATGGATCACCCAGAGATTTCTTGTGAGGCACCTGATGATCGAGTTAATTAAATCACTTTTTCGTGTAGATCCTGGAAAAAAGATCCTAAGAGAAAAAGATAGAAAGTACAAAGAGGCTGTCCACCTTCAAAGAAATGGGAAGTTGAGAGAGTTTGCTGTTGTTATGAAAGAGATTGAAGAACTTGAAAAGCAATATGCTGAGGTGATGAGTGAGGCAGAATAAGAGATCACAGAAAGAAGATATTGAAAAAGCCGAGAGAGATCTTTTGATTATTAGCTGGCTTGGAATTATCTCTACTGTTGCTGTTATCGTTAGTTTGATGCTGAGATCACAATGAATCTGTTTGTTGACATTTTTATCAAGGCTGTTCTCATCTATGCTGGGTGGTATGGGTTTAACGCTCTTTTCTGGATGGTGTTACAATGAAAGTAGGTGACAGAGTCAAGATGTCCCACCCAGGCAAGCGAAATGGCGAAATTGGTGTGATTACCGAGTTGAATGTCCCTATTAATTCGCACACTTGCGATGCCTGCCAGTGCGGGGTCAGGCTGGACATTGGAGATGAGTCGTGGCTCGTACACAAGAACTGGGTTGCAGTTGTCGGCTCATCACGAAAAACCTGCGAGTTTATCGAGGTTGAGAATACAGACACGCTGGGAAACAAGATCCGATCGATCTTCGTCCCCCGACCGACAAGCTGGTTGGGAGGCTGGGCTAGACATCAGTGGCTTAAAAGCTATTTCAAACAAGAGTGCTCCATCGCCAGTCCGGAGTTTTGGAACGTTCTTGTTGAAAGACACGGAGAACCCAAGGTTCTCATTGAAGAAAACGGTAAGTTTAGAATTGAATCAAAAGGAGATATATGAAAGTCGGTGGTTTGGTGAGGACTAATGATGGTCCCACCATTTATTTTCTGAACATTTGATTTTATCTAATATAATTAAAACTAGGACTTAGGACTAGAAAAACTTTAAAGCACCCAAATCATCAATGTCGGCGACGCAAGTTCTTATGAGATTTCAAGTTTATTATGTGCGAACTATACGTACAAATTGAGTCAATGAGGACAATGTAAAATGAGCTTAAAGACGCCCCAGCCGCACCACGGCTTCGTCCCGGAATATCAAGTATCAGGCTGGCCTTTTGTCAAAACAATCACCGGGTTGTCGACGACTCCGGTTAAAATCGCGTTTCCATATGTAACACGCTGGATTGCGTTCTCAGTTCATGCAGGCGAGCATAGAACCGTTCGAATGGGTTTTACAGAAAACGGCGTGAATAATGTGACCGGTGACGGCTGCTATTTTATTCTTGAGACTGATAATAAGGAAATTGGTGAACACTCAGTGAAGAGCCAGGTGTTTGACTTAAAGTGCAAAGAGTTGTGGTTTAGAACAGACTCTGGAAATAACACGACAGTGTCTGTCATCGGCGGTTACACAAACATCCAAAACTTTCCTGTTTTGACTGGATCGGCTGGTTTTGACGGTGTAGGATAAGGAACAAAGCGATCCAAATTTGGATCCAAGACCTTGAGCTAGTTGAAGAAACCGGCGCAGCTAATAACAGAAAACGCAACTTGAACAACGCTCTCACCTGAGTTATAATCTAATAGGCGTGAGGCGGTATTACGCAGGGTTCTACTGAGATGATATACGACCCGGACCAAGGAGTAAGAGTCTTAAAAGGGAATACTCGGTCAATTGCAGGTGAAAACCCTGCCACTCCTTCAAATGAAGCTACCCCGCTTGTAGCGGGTGGGACTGGAAACAGTCAGTTAGGTGGTCTGGTTGCCTAACACCTTTTTGGGAGAGAAGAAAATGACTGACGAAATCAAAGAACTCAAAAAAGAGAACACAGAACACCCGCCAGAATGTAAATGGCACAAAGATTGGCACGCTTGCGATTGCGGAGCATTTGATAATCGCGGCAACACACCAGAAAGAATTGAAGAACAGATAGAGTGGTTGAAGAAAGTCGCAGAACAGAAAGAAATAAACAAGATGGTCGATGAAGTTGAATCTGCCGCTGTTAAAGCAGCACATAAAGTAATGGAAAAACACAGCGAAGCATTTGAGAAACTTGCGGAGAATAAAGAATGAAAGTCGGTGACTTGGTAAAATACAACCACCCGTGTGAGATCACACCCGCAAGGGTTGGTGTAATCGTTGAGTATATCGGAAATATCGATATTTCCGCAAATATTTGGGCTCCCAAGCGTGCAAAACTACCGCTGGGTATGGTATTATGAAACATAAGGAATAGGGAGAAAGAAGAATGATTCATGTTGTTGGAGAAATTCCGAAAAGAGTTGCAATTGCTGTGAGTGGTGGGGTTGACTCAATGGCTGTTCTAGACTTTCTTCGTAGATCTCGCGATGTTAAAGTTCTACACTACAATCATGGAACAGGAAGGTATGCTGATGAAGCTACTAGCCTCGTTAGGGATTATTGCAGAGAGCACGGTCTATTTCTAGCTATTGGCTGGAATGGTAAAAAGATGCCTGGCGGCGTGTCAGCTGAGGCCTGGTGGAGAGAGCAGCGTTATAAGTTTTTTGGAGAAGTCACTGATCTTCCGATTATTACAGCTCACCATCTAGGGGATGTTGTAGAAAATTGGATTTTTACAAGCCTGAATGGAAACCCGTTCTTGATTCCTCATCAGCGAGATCAATATCTTAGGCCCTTCCTTACAACAGAAAAATCAAATCTTGAGAGCTGGTGCAACAGGAAAAAAGTTCCTTATGTCGTCGATCCTAGTAATGTTGACACCAAATATCGTCGAAACTATATTAGACATGTTATGATGCCTCATGTTGAAAATATCAACCCGGGGATCAAGAAGACAATTAAAAAGAAGCTTATCAATAGCCTCAAACACTCTTGTAAAGAATAGACGCCTTAAGTTATTATTAGAAAGCAACACCAGCGAGAAAACTAAATGAGAAAATCCATATCGTTCGACGATGTTCTAATAACGCCAAAGTTTAGTGACATTGTTTCAAGGTCAGAGATTGATCTTACCTCCTCCCTAGGAAACCTGCAATCTGAGATCCCCATTGTCTCAAGTCCAATGGACACGGTAACAGAGACATCGATGGCTGAGAAAATATCTTCTCTAGGCGGGATTGGAATCATACACAGGTATAACTCTCCAGGAGAGCAATCAGAGCTTGTTTCAAAGTGCAATGCTAAGAACGTCGGCTTTGCTGTTGGTGTTGGAGAAGATATGATTGAAAGAGCACAGAAATGTGTTCACGCTGGGGCAAACTTAATTTGCATTGACGTTGCCCACGGTCACCATGCTCTGGTTAGGCATGCTCTCACGACTCTCAGAAATACTTTCGGCAACAAGATTCACATCATGGCAGGCAACGTTGCAACAAGAGAAGGGTACGAAGACCTTGCCTCATGGGGAGCTGATTCAGTTAGGGTCGGAATCGGCGGGGGCTCAATTTGTTCTACCCGAATTCAGACTGGCCACGGTGTCCCTACTCTCCAGTCTGTGATTGATTGTGCAACCTCTGAGCTTTCGGGAACGGTACCGATTGTTGCAGACGGAGGTATTAAAAATAGCGGAGATATTGTTAAGGCTATAGCAGCAGGCGCAGACTTTGTTATGCTCGGATCTCTTCTCTCTGGGACGGACGAATCTCCAGGTGAAAAGATTCAGAGGGGTAATAATCTGTACAAGGAGTACAGGGGTATGGCAAGTGAAAGAGCACAAATTAACTGGCGCGGTCGGGTTGCATCTCGGGAGGGTGTGGCAGCCCTGGTTCCGTACAAGGGTAGCATTGAAGATATTGTCGAAAGCCTCGTAGCCGGCATTAGAAGCGGCCTAAGCTACTCAGGTTGCAGAACGATATCTGAATTTCATGCTACAGCATCAATGATACATCAAACTTCTTCAGGCTTTTCTGAAAGCAATACACATGTTTTGTCACGCGGCATCAAGATATAGGATTTTTAAATGAGCATTAAGGTAAAAAAAGGCGAGCAGTTTTCCTTTAGTCAGAGGGGTCACAATGGCTTCTTCTACCCGGGAAAGAAAACTTCAAATATTCTTCACGATGTTGACGGAGAGAAGATGCCGTGGATAGGATCCCGTGAGAAAGTACCTCTTGCAGTTCCTGAAAGTGCAGTTTTGCCTTTTGGGTCTCAAGAAAAGAAAACAGTTGTCTGGATTTAAAGTACATGAAAGATCTTTGCTACGAGAGTAAATTTCCATACGCACAAATAAGAGACCAACAGCGGGAAGCGATTGACTTTGCAATTGAGTCCCTTGTTAAGCAAGATAAAAGGTTTTGCATTATAGAAGCAGGAACGGGTGTAGGTAAGTCTGCGATTGGGCTTACAGTCGCTAGAGTTCTATCTGAAGCGATGGCACCTGATCCAGATATTTCTCCGGGCTCTTATTTTCTTACAACTCAGAAAATACTCCAAGACCAGTATCAGTCAGACTTTGCGTCAATGGTCTCCTTAAAATCTTCTTCAAACTATCAGTGCAAGTTTCATAAGTCGAACACCTGTTCAGAAAGTCAGCAGCTACTTCGATCAGAAGAGAAAGGCTCTAGATTTTTTAATACGTGCGTCTTTAATTGCACATACAAAGAAGAGAAAAAGAAATTCCTAGAAGAAAAGGAGAGTGTAACTAATTTTCCTTATTTTCTAACTGAGTCTAACTTTAGCGGGAAGATTACAAAAAGGCAGGTTCTAGTAGTTGACGAATCTCACAATGCAGAGTCTGAACTCTCAAGATTTGTAGAGGTCAGTGTGTCTGAGCACTTTGCCAAAACACTTCTTAATCTAAGTTTTCCCTCTACACATACTCAATTTCAGGTATTTAAGTGGATCGTTCAAACATATCTCCCAGCTGCCCAGAAGAAAGTTGCTCACATAGAAAGAATGATCGCCCAGTTTGGAGGGGATAAGTTCAGAGAAAAGCTGACACAGTTCCAAAAGATTTCTAGACAGCACGATCTTCTTAAGAGTCATGTGACAAAGATTGAAACCTTTGTAAAGATGTATGATAAAGATAACTGGGTGTTTGAGATTAGTAAGACAGAGCAAAGGGGAAGTGTCAAAGCAACTTTCAAGCCTATAGATGTGTCACCGTATGCAGAGGAAAGCTTGTTCAGGCTCGGTGAAAAGATTATTCTGATGAGTGCTACAATAATCGATCCCAAGACTTTCTGTGAAACACTGGGAATTCCAATATCTGAATGTGCATTTATTAGTATTCCATCACCCTTTAATACTGAAAACAGGCCGATTATGTTTTCTCCGGTAGGTAGCATGTCTTCAAAAATGTCGGAATACACACTCCCAAAATTACTCGAGGCGGTCAAGCTGATTCTGGAAAATCATGAGAGTGAAAAAGGGATAATTCATTGTCACACATACAGAATTGCTAGATATCTAAAGTTCAATATAAAAGATAGAAAGCTTAGAGAAAGGATATTGATTCACGATCATGCGAACAGAGATGAAATTCTTCAGAAGCATATCAAGTCTAAAAAGCCGACTGTTCTTCTATCGCCTTCTATGACAGAAGGGGTTGATCTTAAGGGTGATGCTAGTAGATTTCAAATTCTGTGCAAAGTTCCGTATCCGTACCTTGGAGATAAATTGGTCAAGAAGAGAATGAATAAGTTTCCCGGCTGGTACAATCTTCAGACTGCAAAGACAATAATTCAGTCTGCAGGCAGAAGCATAAGAAATAGTGAAGATCACGCAGTGACATATATTCTTGACGCAGATTTCCAGCGGTTCTTTAAGAGAAATGGAGCACTATTCTCAAAAGACTTCAAGGAGTGCATAGTTAAGTAAAGTAGAAAAGAGATTGTAATATGGGATATAAATTTTTCATTGGAATTTGCCTGTTCATTCTTACACACATACTTGTCTGGTTCAGTACAAACCTTCAGCTAGTTGAAAGGTTTAACTCTATAAACACACTAGCACTAACAATTGCTCTTGCTATACCCACAAGTCTTTGTGGATATTATGGAACAAGAATCATATATGATTCTCTTCAAGACTCCTTGTGGGCTGTTAGATTTGTAGGATTTGGCGTGTCTTATTTTGTCTTTCCCATTCTCACCTGGACTCTTTTAGGGGAGTCCATGTTTACAGTAAAGACAATGGTGTGCATATTCTTGTCTCTTGTTATAGTTGCAATCCAGGTGTTCTTGTAGCTGCTGGTGTATAGTTATCTATAGAGATAGCTATGAGTCAAAAAGTCTTATCTATAAACGGTGTACCTGTTCAAGTAGAGGTTTCTGATACTGAGAGGAAACGACAACAAGGGCTAATGGGAAGAAGGCACCTTTCTCCAGGCACTGGGATGCTGTTTGTTTTTCCAAAAGAGCAGGGTCTCGGATTCTGGATGAAAAATACAATGGTGCCTCTATCAATTGCTTTCATATCTAAGTCAGGACAAATACTGAACATTGAAGAAATGTACCCTTATGATCTTACAACAGTTAGATCTCAAGGAGACGCCCTTTGTGCTCTTGAAGTTCCATCAGGCTGGTTTAAAAGAAACGGAATCCACCCGGGTGATATTGTCAACGGTATCGAAGACAAGGCTCTTGTAACTGAATCTCGAATTAGAGAAATCATTAGGGAGTTTTTAAAATGAAAAATCTATTCTCTTTGCTCTTTTTACTTCCCCTTCTTTCGTGCGGAAAGGCAGAGATTAAAGCTGAAAAAGCAGAAGACACGAGCCATCTCGAGAGGAACTGGGAGACTTGGGATACATGCAGCCAGAAGCCTGGCGATCATCCGTGTAATTTTAAACTTGTCGATCAAGACGGAAAAGAGGTAGAGCTGTATGACTATTACGGCAAAGTAATTATAATAGATCTTTCGACAATGTGGTGTGGTGTCTGCCAGCACGCAGCTCCTATTGGTAAATCACTTGTTGAGGAATACGGCGAAGACAATGTCGTCTGGTTGACGATCTTGGTGGAAGATGAATCCGGGCTTGCTCCAGATCAGGATGATTTACAGCGATGGGTTGACAGATATGGCGCAGCCCCTCCGGTGCTTGCTGGTGACAGATCTCTAATAGATCCAAATGCAGAGGATGGGTATCCGGTGACTGGCTGGCCGACCTTTGCTGTTGTTAACAGAGAGATGGTTATCACAAACGGCCTTAACGGCTGGAGCGAATCTTATATAAGATCATGGGTTGAAAATAGCTTGTAAATTACAAGATTTGTATATAATATTAGACTATGGGCTCAAAACAGTGGGTTGTTTATTTGCTTGAATGTTCTGACAGTTCGTTCTATTGCGGTGTAACTAACAATATTGATAGAAGGTTGCATGAGCACAATACAAGCAAGCGAGGTGCAAAATATACCAGGTCAAGGAGACCCGTTCACCTAATAGCTTCTATGAGTGCAAGCTCTAGGTCAGAAGCCCAATCTCTAGAATCTAGAGTTAAAAAGATGAAAAAGTCAGAGAAGTTAAAGTTCTTCATGCAATAGTTATCTATATGGTTCCATTTGAGCAAATACTGAAAGACTGGAGAAGAATTCTAGAGTCAGGCAGCGTCGATGAAAAGTTTGGGCCAAAATCTCTAAGAGTCCTGGATTTTGATCATACAGTTGCTTTTACTGGAGAGAAAGTCTATATAATGAGCCCAGAAGGAAAGATAGTTGATACTCTGGATTCTGAAGAGTATTCTCATCATGAATTTACAAAAGACGAAGCGATGGCTGGATACTATTATGACTTTAGAGAATTCGATGACGTCAATACAAAGGCTGCAAAAGAAAACCCGCATGTGACCGCAATCCTTAGAAATTTTGTGAACGCAGGGCCGGAAAGAATAATAGTAATACTCACAGCAAGAAATCAAGAGGCCGAGGATGGCATTAGGAGCTATCTTGAATCCATAGGAATTGATCACTCTAGTGTTAGTGTAGTTGGTGTAGGAAGCTCACAACCTCAAAAGAAAGTTGATGTTGTTAAACAAATGCTTGATAAGTATGATACAATAAAGGCAGTAAGCTTCTTTGATGACTCAGTGGCAAATACAGATGAGATGAAAAATTTTCTTGACTCCTATAGCAAGGAGCCAGGCAAAAGAATTGATTTTGATGTTGCCATAGTAGATTCAGAAGGAAAGCTAGTTAGGATGCCAGGATACAGATCTAAAAGGAGAAGAGATGTTAAAAGTAGGCGATAGAGTTTTTCCAATAATGAACATGGGAAACACAGGTACAATTGTCGAAGTAAGAATAGAGAAATCAAACAACTGGATGGTTGGCGGAGCTTCTTCAGGTGTTAGGAGGTTAATTGTTAAGCATGACGATGGTGTAGTTATAAACTATACGTCGAACGATTTGATGAGGCTAGATGATTAATGTCTGAAGAAATTAAAAGAATGGAAGAGGCCATACGCAAGCTTGAGAGTGAGGTTGATACTTTAAAATCTGGCCCTCAGAGAAAAGAAAGAAAGCAAATTTTAAAATCTATTGCTGACCTATCCCGAGCCATTTTCTCAAGAAATAATCTTGAAATCTTTCTCTCTCTCACATCTCTTGTAATATCTACGTGTATAGCACTCTATCTTGCATTTTTTCAGTAGGATTGCCGGCCTTTCCTGTCACTTTCTATTACGTATAATAGATACATAGGAGAAAAATCGTGTCAACTTCAGATTTTTCAGATCTCTCTAGCTTGTTAGAATCTTATAATACACAGCCAGTGTACATATTGAGCGGATCAGGATTTACCTGGTACTATAGCGAGGCAAAGAGAACAATGGTTAGAGTTTCTCGAGGCTCTGAGTGTATATTTTGCGAGGAAGATCCAGAGGCAAAAGAAAAATACATCGTTCAGATCGGATCAGAGATTTTCTCTGTCCCGAAAGAAGATTTGATTGAAGTTGGCTGGAACTAAAATATAAAGAAAGAAATTAGAAAGCCTGATATGAATCCAGCAAGGAAGAAACCGAGAATGGATAGTCTTCTGCTTTCAATGTCTCTTCTATCAGATTCAATTTGAGAATTTAGCATGACTTCTAGAACATGCAACTCTCTTGCTCTTTGTGCAAGTTCGCTTTGAATTCTGTCTAGGTGCTCTTCTCTTTCTTTTAAAAGTGTGGGATGGGGTATTATTTTCATTTTTTCTTTCCGCCTATACATATTATATGTAAAAATGGAGTCATGCATGAAAAAAAATACACTTTTTCTCCTCTTTCTTTCTCTTTTTTTCCTATCGGGTCATTCACAGGCTAATGATTCAAGTCTAACCTTACCAGCTCATTCTGGCCCGGAAAGAAGCTTTGAAAGTGTTTCAAGTGCGTCTGTTATAGTTGTTACTCAATTCGGGTATGGAACTGGAACAGTTGTAAAATATAAGAAGAAAACTTTTGTGTTAACAGCGAACCACGTTGTTTCTTCGATGTTTGGTGAAGAAGTTTCTCCCACTATAATCAAAGAGGGGGAGACAGTAGGTGCAGACGTAATATACAGAGACCCTACATCTGATATTGCTGTTCTATCTCTGAAGTCAAGCTTGGATGTTAAACCGTATAAACTCTCGTTCCCGAGGAGAGATGTCTCGCTTGGAGATTCAGTTGGATATTGCGGATATCCCAACAGGAGAGATATGTCTTGCTTTGTCGGAAGGGTC